AGGGATAACAGCGAGTCTACTAAACATAAGAAAGATGTTCCTATGTTCTTAGTAAACCCGTCTAGTTCGTTGTTCTATCAATATTCAAATGATTTTATGACTTACGCATCTGGCGATTGGACAATCACTACAACTGAAGCAGGTACAGGTTCAGCTACAGAAGCTTTAACTTCTGGAGCCGGCGGCCAGCTTTTGCTTACTAATGCAGCAGGTGATAATGATTTAGACTTTTTACAATTAAAAGGTGAGTCATTCAAACTAAGCAGCAGTAAAAGAGCTTTCTTTGAAGCTAGATTTAAGGTAAGTGATGCAACGCAATCAGATGTTGTTATAGGTCTACAAATAACCGATACAACACCTCTTGCTGTTTCTGATGGCGTTTACTTTCTGAAAGACGATGGTGATACAAACCTAGATTTTCATATAGAAAAAAATGGTACTGACACAACTACAGCAGCAGTTACTACTTTAGCTGATGATACATTTGTTAATGTTGGTTTCTTTATAGATCCAAACACCTCACAAGTATCTTACTTTATAGGTTCTGCTACTCCAGTAGGTGTAGTAAATACTAATTTACCAGATGATGAAGAATTAACCGTATCATTCGGCATTCAAAATGGTGAAGCAGCAGCTAAAACTATGACAATTGATTACATAAACGTAATCTGCGAAAGATAGGAGTACATAATGGCTGATACAGTAACTTCCCAGACTATTCAGGATGGTGATAGAGTTGCTATTTTAAAGTTCACCAATGAATCAGACGGTACAGGAGAATCTTCTGTAAAAAAAGTAGATGTTTCTGCACTAACCACTAATGGTGCAGGAGAGTCTTGTACTGGAGTCTCTATCGCTAGAATTTATTGGGCAACTAGAGGTATGGGTGTTGATATTGAGTTTGATGCTAGCACAAACGTTTTAGCAATACCCTTACCCGCTGATAGCACAGGAGATGAATATTACGATGACAGATTTAGCGGTATACCAAATAACGCTGGATCAGGTGTTACTGGTGATATTGATTTCACAACAGTTGGACACTCAAGCGGAGATGCTTACTCAATAATATTAGTTCTTAATAAAAACTATTAATGGCAGAGTATAGAGGTAAAACAGTAACTCTTAACAGACCAAGGGCTATCCCAAAAGGTAGCCCTGGGTATGGTAAAAAACGTAAAGAAGTTTTTGTAAAGGGTTGTAGTAGTGAAAGCTCTAGAGTCAAACGCATAACTTTTGGTGATGCCAAGCTTGGTATGCACAAAGATAGCAAAGCAAGAAAGAAATCATATTGTGCCAGGAGTAAAGGTATGGGTGGCACTACCGATAGATGTAGTGCTAATTACTGGGCTAGAAGAGATTGGGATTGTTAAATGGCACAAGCTAAAATAAACAAAGTTGTTAAAGGCTTAAAAAAAGCAAGCAAAACACATGCAAAACAAGCTGAAACATTAGAATCAATCAAAATGAAAAAAGGTGGCAAAGTAAAAAGCGGCGGTAAGATTTGTCCAGAGGGTAAGGCTTGGGCAAAGCGTACTTTTGATACATATCCTTCTGCATATGCAAATATGGCCGCATCAAAATATTGCAAAGATCCTAACTATGCAAAAAAATCAAAAGGCGGTAAAAGAAAAGGAAAAAGATTTGGTGGTCCAATAAGAGGACAGGGTAGAGTAATGTCAGACAGGTTAAGATAATGGGACAGCTAAAAAATTGGGTTAATCAAGATTGGGTCCGAATTGATAGCCAAGGTAATATCGCAGGAAAATGCGGCACTTCAAAAAATAAAAAGAACCCTGATAGATGTTTGCCAAGAGCAAAAGCCGAAAGTCTTACAAAAGAAGAACGTAAAAGTACTGCACAAAAGAAAAAAAGAGCTGGAGCCAAAGGTCAGACCGTTGTGGCGAATACACCTAAAGCAAGAGTTCGTGCAAGCACAGGAGGAACTATGATAAAAAATAAATCCAAAGCAGATCTTAATAAAGATGGTAAATTATCTTCATATGAGACAAAAAGAGGTATGGCTATTGAAAAAGCTATGAAAGAACAAAATCGTGCTAAAATGAAAAACGGCGGTTTTATAGCCAGAGGTTGTGGGGCTGTTAGAAACGATAAGCGTAAAGTCACAACTATTAGTTAGGAGAAAATTATGCCAAAGAAAAAATCTGAAGATCCAAAATTACAAGCAAGGTTAGACGCTAAAGTTAGACCTGATGAGCCTGTTTCTGATGACCGTATTTACTACAATATGCCTAAGAAAAAAGCTCCTGCTAAGAAAAAAACTGTAAAAAAAGGTAAAAAATAATGGCTAAGTACAATTCAAAAGGCGGCAAAAAGATGAAGAAATCTAAGGGTGGAAGCATCATGATGAAATCTAAGGGCGGAACTATGATGAAGAAGTCCAAAGGTGGAACCATGATGAAGAAATCTAAAGGTGGCACTATGATGAAAATGTCGAAAGGCAGAGCCGTCATGAAAAAATCTAAAGGTGGGTCTGTAGCAGCAGGCTTTGCTAATAGAAGAAGAGAAGATATTACTTAATTAGTGGCTTATCTTTACAGTAATATACCCTACTTTAAATGTTGGGTAAGAAGAGAGTACACTCATAATCACGAAAAATACCATGGAGAGTTCCTTCATGCTATGGCGGTTGGTGTTACTACCATGCCGACCAGGTGTTTAAGTTTTCACATAATATTTACCGGAGAAGAATCCAACTGCGAAGATTGGAACGAGGGCAATATACACGGGGGTGCAATGTGGGCCAGAATGCCAATAACTGCTTTAGTTGCAGACACTTTAGTTGAAGACTTTGCAAAACCTATGTCAGTTCATGACGCACAACCTTGGGATTGTTCCTCACATAACAATTCAGTATATGTAATAGACAGAGCTACACCTTGCCCTTGGCTTGCTAAGATAGACGGTCAAATATTCCCAGCCAAATATATGTTTACGGTTGACTACGCTGAGAATGAAATAGCAGACGATCCCGCACAACACAAAAGCAGTCATGTTATGGAATTGCTAGATGCCGGAGAATGGACAGGTAACATAGTTGCACTACCAAACAACAGGGTAAGAGTTACACATCCAGCTTGGTTTGTTACAGGAGAGGGAGCGCCTGATTTTAAACCGTCTCAACATATACATTATTCAAAATCTGATTTAGACTACACGTTAGACGTAAACAGGGTTTTTGATAATTTATACGCAGAGGATGAATAATGGCACTTTCAGGCAGTACAGACTTTGAACCTAATGTAGCTGAGTTTATAGAGGAAGCATTTGAGAGATGTGGATTAGAACTTAGAACAGGTTATGATTTAAAAACCGCTAGGAGATCTATAAACCTAATGTTAGCAGAATGGGCTAATAGAGGTTTGAATCAATGGACAATAGAACAAGCAACACAAACTGTTACTGAAGGTACTGCTAGTTATTCTTTAAATTCTAATGTTATAGATGTTTTAGATGTAGTCTTGCGTAGAACTGTAAACCAAACACAAACAGATATAAGCATGAATCGTATTAGTAGATCTGAATATATCAACATACCAAACAAAGAAACAAAAGCTAGGCCATCACAATTTTTCTTTGATAAGTTAACAACACCAGCTTTAAAAGTTTGGCCTGCACCTGAAAACAGTACTGATATATTAGTTTTTAACAAACTGGTAAGAATGGATGATGCAGATAAAGCTACAAACACTATGGACATGCCATTTAGATTTTATCCCTGTTTTGTTGCGGGGTTAGCGTATTATCTGTCGCTGAAGAAGTCTCCTCAACTCACCCCGCAACTCAAAGCTATATATGAAGAGGAGTTTAGAAGAGCGGCTGACCAGGACGAAGATAGGGCATCTTTTAGGATAAGACCTAATTTGAGGATGAATTAATATGGCTTATGCGGTTGGTAAATTCGCTAAAGCATTATGTGATCGTTGTGCTTTTGAGTACAAACTTAATGAACTGAAAGAAGAATGGAATGGTTTAAAAGTTTGTCCGAGTTGTTATGAACCTAAACATCCTCAGTTAGAACCTTTAACGGTTAAAGCAGATCCTGAAGCCTTATACAAACCTAGACCTAATAATGATAAAGAAGTAGGAGAGGGTTTTGTTGTTGTCACAAGCTCTAACATATTTCAAAATGATTTCATGAACCCATCTATATTACCTTCAAATTTTGTTGTTGAGAAAGTGACAGCATCATTAGGTGAAGTTACAATTACTACGTCATGACATTAACAGAGTTAAAAACTTTAATACAAAATTATGTAGAAAATGAGGAGACAACTTTTGTTGCTACCTTAAATGATTTTATTATTAATGCAGAAGATAGATTATTTGAACTAATACAGTTAGATTATTTTAGAAAAAATGTTACTGGTAATTTAACAACTGGTAATACTTATTTAACCGCTCCTTCTGACTTTTTAATGAGTTTTTCTTTAGCAATTATAGACAGTAACAACGATTATCATTACTTAGATAAAAAACACCCTTCTTTTATGAGGGAGTATTCTAATGATGCGGTTGATACTTCTGAGAGAGGTAGGCCTTTGTACTATGGAGACTTTGATAAAGAATTATCTACGGCATCAAGTAACGGATCTACTTTGATAGTTTCTCCGGTTCCAGATTCAGATTATTCAGTTGAGTTGCACTATCTATATAAACCAAATAGTTTAACAACAGACACTACAGGGACTTGGATTTCTACTAATGCTAGAAATGCTTTGTTGTACGGTTCTCTTGTAGAAGCATATACATTTATGAAGGGTGATGCAGACTTGATGCAACAGTATGAACAAAGATTTAATTTAGAAGTTTTAAGATTGAAGAATCAAGCAGAAGCAAGAGGAAGAAGAGATGAATATCGTTATGATTCTCTTAGATCTTCTGTTACATAAATAAGGAGAGTAAATGGAAAAAATTGAAAGTCTTAAAGGCAAGACTGTTGCTATTGTGGGTATGGGTAAAAGTTGGTTTGATTACAACTTAGCAAAATCTCATGGAGTACACTTTGATGAAGTGTGGGCTATAAATGGCGTAGGGTCTGTTATATTCCACGACAGAGTATTTATGATGGATCCGGCATCTAGGTTTCTAGATACAGATGA